ATGGACTTTGTAGTTTTTATGACGGCATTGATCGTTTGGGGTGTGGTTTGGGTACAGCTGTACCGGATGTATCGCAAGCGGGCCTGGGGTTGGGTGGTGAGTCAGTTAGTGAGCGGCACCTTGGGGACCGCTGCGGGGTTTTTCGTGGTGGTGCTGGCGCTGGGGGTGGGCTTGATCGAGGCACCACCGACCGAGGAAACGGAGGGTGTTGCCACGCCGTCGGTTGTAAAAACGATGGCCGAAGGCACGCCATCCGAACCCCTGCATGCATCGACGTCGCCTGCCAGCAAGACGTTCGGATTCGACGACGAGCGATACCTGGAGCGGCTTGAGCAGGCGCTCAAGACGGTGGATCACACACGCCCCATCGAGGCCCGGCCGATCAAAGAAGGCGAGGTGAACGACTCACGGTCCATCGTGCTCAGCCCAGTGGTCAGCATCACGCTGGGCCTCGACAAGCGCACGGGTAACATCAAAGCCATCACGGTCATCGGCGTGGGGGATGGCACCGATGTATCGGGTCTCGAGATCTTGCTGCAGGCCAGCGCGGCGCTAAGTGCGGCCGTGCCGGGCGCTTCAGTGAGCGAAGTGATGAAGCAGATGCCGTCCCTGCTCGAGGATAAGCCGGTTCGGTTCGGTAACATTCGCTTGAGCACTATAAAGATGGAGGCGTTGGGTACCTGGTTCTTAGCCGAACCCGTCTGAGCCCATCCGCGAGGCCGGTTACAAGGCCTCGCGTCTTTTCTTTCCTCTCGCTGCGCCGCGTGCGTGGCGGTGCCCTAGCGGGCATACAACTGCGCCACGCGCTTCGCTTTCGTCCTACCTGCGCGTGTTGGCGATCCAGAGCTGCCACCGATGCGGCCGGTCTGAATACTACCTATCAACGCGTCTAAATCTTCTGACGAAGAAGGGACTAACCATGACTGCACTACTAAACCGAGCTGAGCAGGCGGTTTCCGCCACGGCTATGGTTCGCAGCTTCAGCGCGCGCTTGAGGGACGTCACTAGCGGCGACATCTCGCACTTGGTGATCTTCAAGGACAACGAGCCGGCCGCCGTGCTGGTGGGCATCGAGACCTACCAAGCCCTGCAGGACGAGCTCGAAGATCTGCGTTCTGAACTGCGTGCCATCGAGCGCCTGCCCAGCCTCGACAACGACGTTACCGTGAGCCTCGAAGACATGGAGGCCCGGTTCAAATAGGCAATGACGATGAAGAACTGGACTGTTCGGTTTCATTCACTGGTAGATACAGACCTCAAACTGCTGGGCAGTGCTGAAGCCAAAAGAGTCCTGAAGGTCATAGGCGAGCGTATTGCCGAGGGTGAGCCCGATAAGATCGGCAAGACTACGCGCGGGCCACTGGCCGGGTACTGCCGGATTAGGACAGGCGATGTACGTATGGTCTCCCGCATCAACGATACCGAAATTATCGTGGTCGTGTGCGTAGGCGCACGGCGGGATGACAAGGTCTACGACGCAGCAGTGAAAAGGGTATGAACGAAAACCCCGCTTCGGCGGTGTTTTTACGCCTTACGATCAGCCAGCCATGTGGGTATCGCAGGCCGACGTTGGCTCTCTGAGAACTGCGGGCGTCACCCACCCCCATGTGCGTGATGGTCCACGGCTTGCCCTGGGCATTGGCGGCCGCCAGCTTGCGCGCGCCCAAGGTGGTCAGCAGGGCATAAAATTTCGAGGCTTTGTTGATCATGAGGGCGAGTCCTCGAGCAGGGAAGGCGGGTAGACGTCGATCTCGTCGCCTTCGTAGACGATGATCCCGGAGTACAGCACCCCAGGCGTTTCCAGGCTGATAGCCAGGTCGGTGAGGTGGCGACTGACCGGCTTGGCGTCATCGATGAGCCAGGTCAGGTGCTGCTGCATCTCTTCGCTAATACCGCCTTCCAGCACGCCGATGCGCAGCGAAAACGTTCCGGGCTCGCCCGGCGGCTCGGTCTGCCACCATTCCTCGACCTGGATCAAATACCCCAGCGGTTCCACCACCCGACGCAGCGCACCGATCGTGCCCTTGCGCGCGTGCAGGAAGTAGGACGCGCGGATCACCTGGCGCTTGGTGGATTCCGACCAGGTCGCATCCCAGCGATCCACCGAAAAGGCCCAGGCCAGGTACGGCAGCAGGTCGACCGGGCAGCGGTCCGGGTTGACCAAGTCGCGGATCTGCACCGGCACGCGGTGGATCTGCGCGGCGGCCTCGGCCGCGAGGCGTTCCAGGTTGAGTGCGTTGGGCGGTAGCAGGGCAGTCACGTCAGCACCCCGCGCGTCAGCGTGTAGTGGGTGCAGTACGCGGCCTGAGCGTGAGTGGGGTTGAGGTCGGTCCAGCCCTGCAGCTGCACCTTGCGCACGCCTTCGACGTGCAGCGCCGCGTGCAGGGCGGAGGTGGACACCTCCACGCCCAACCGCCGCCGCTTCGCCAGAAAGGCTTTCAAACTGGCCTCGGCCGCCGCCATCACCGGGTCAGCCTCCGGGCCCACCGTGGCCAGGTAGAGCACGGCGTTGATCACATAGGGCAGGATCTCAGCGCCCTGAACCACCAGGCGGTCAGCGACTGGGCGTCGATCGTCATCGCTCAGGTACGCGTACACCGCGTCCACCACCGATTGATCCACGCTGCCGTCGCCCAAGGCGCCTTGCACGGTGACCACCACCGTTGCCGGCGACGGGCTCTCGGCCGTGGCGTCGGCCACCCGGCCGTCAGCGCTGCGCGCGTGCAGGATGTAGCTGTTGCGCGGGCCGGCCGTGGACAGCCCCTCCCACGCCAACTGGGCACGCTCGCGCAGGTTGTCGTCGGCTTCCATGATCGCGGCCACGGGCGGCACCGCTTTCGGATCGGCGGGCCGTACCACCAAGCGGGCCACGTTCACGTTCGCCGCCACCTGGTCCAGGTCTTTGCCTTGCGCCTTGGCCAACAACGTCGCCAGCGCTGCCTCGTTGACCCGCTGGCGCCAGAGCATTTCGCGATAGGCGTTCTCCTGCATCAGCTTGGTCAGCGGCTCGGATTCAAACGCCAACGTCGCAGCCACCTCGGCCCGCTGCTCGGCAGGCCACAGGCTCACCGCGTACGCCTTACGCTCGGCGAGGATCTGCTCGAAATCGATCTGCTCGACGAAGGTCGGGTCCGGCAACTGGCCCAGATCGATCGGGGTGAACGCCTTCATACGTGCGCCCCCAATGCCAGCGGCACGCGCAGGCTCAGCGGTTCATGGGTATCGACCTTGGTGCCCTCGATGTCCAGCTGCGCCTGGCCGCTGAGGCCGTCCAGCTGCAGTTGCACACGGCTGAGGCGGATCCGCGGTTCCCAGCGCATCAGCGCCATGGCCGTCGCGGCATAGGCCAGCAGGCGGGTGCTGTCGTTCATCGGCCAGTCGATCAGATCGGCCAGCTGGCTGCCGTAGTCGCGCCGCATCACCCGCGCGCCGATGGGCGTGGTAAGGATGTCGGCAATGGACTGGCGCAAGTGCGCATCGCCGCTCAGGCCGCGGCCAGTGGCGGCGTTCATGCCGATCATGGGACAGGTCCGTCGGAGACGCTGGTGCCCTTTTGGATGCCAGCGGTCTTGTGGGTGGTGAGGCTGATCTTCTGCTCGCCGGCGATCACGTCTTGGGTGGCGGTGATCAGCCCGTCGACCTCAAGGTCACCGATCAACCGCATACCGCCCGGGGCGGTGGCCACGATCTGACCGCCGGCCGGGAGGGTGGCGGTGAGCGTGTGGGTGGCGGTGTCGTAGTCAACGACGGCCCCGTCGCGGTACCGGCGGCGGTGGCGGGTCGGGCTATTGTCCGGGGCGGGGTAGCGATCGCTGTACAGGCCGATGAGGACGAAACCGGTTTCCGGGTTGCCGGAGGGGGAGAGGATCAGGCATTGCTCGTCGACGCTGGGCGGATGCCAGGTGGAATCCTCGCCGGCGTTGAGGGTGAAGAAGGGGAGCCAGGTGGTGAGCAGCTTGCCGGTTTGCACACGGCAACGGGCGGTGGCCGGATCGAACTCGGCAACGGTGCCGGGGCGGATCAGGTTTTCTAGGCGGCGGAGGAGGGTAGGGAGGGTAGGCATGGGGGGATGGTGCAGGCCGATGGGACAGCTTGCACCTTTGCCCGGATGTAAAAGTTCAAACTACAATCGAGTTCTACTCGGATTCCACCGCCTCTACTTCAAATTTTTTGTTAATTATAAGCGAGTGTTGGTGCCGAGATGGCATCAAGGCTAATTCAGCTAGAATTTTTCGAAGAGTTAGGCTTCTTAGATCTTGTGACTCTCTTGGGAGTAACTTTCTTCGTGGTATCTGGAATGGCGGCTAGCATTTCATCCAGTACTGTTTGTCGTTTGAGTCGATCATCGGAGATCTCTCCGAGGGTTTCTAAAATGTGTACGGCCTGTTTGAAGGGGGTAAGGGCTTGTTCGCTAGGCTTGGTTAGGCGATCAATAATTTTTTGACAATACCCATCCATTTTTTTCGATTTCAATGAGGGCTGTTCTTTTCCTGCGATGATAGTGCCAACGAGTGCTAATATATGCCATTTAAATCTCCTCATGTTCTGAGGGACGTTGCTGCTTGCTACATAAAGGTGAAGGCGATAGAGTACTAAGCATGAAGCGTAAAAAACTATTTCCTTGTTTTCCTCGTCAAAGATAACATCCGACAAAGTTTCATACATTTTCTTTGGATAGCGGTACGCAAGGTCTGGCCGATGGCAGAACATTGATGCAACGCATTTTGTCACAGTGTTGATGTTGAAGGTTCGAATTGCAGGCACTTCTTTTCCGGAATATTGTTTTTCTCTCCTTTCAAAATACAATCGACCGTCTTGCCCTTCGAATGAATTAAATAGCTGCTCTGTGCGCTTTATTATTGGGCGTAATGTTAGAAATTGAGTTTCATCTACTTTGGACTGGCTATTAGTAGCTCGTACAAGTTCGGAAAAAACATCTTCGTTTGATGTTTCAATGACCTTGAGGGTAACCATAACACTTTCGTCATATTTTCCTCTATTTTCATACAGTATATTTGACGTTTGACATCCGTTTACGATTTGAAAATTTTCCAAGTGAAGGACGTTTCCTTGTAGGCGAACGTCGGGGCTAACAATTGTGATTCCGTTATTTAGAACTGGAAATCGAGTCGACGAAGTAGAGCTGCTAAGTGTGTCTGCTATTGATTGGTTTACAATGTTATCGCCACCTAGATATGCTCTAACGTTCTCCTCGAAAACTTGAGCTCGCAGACTTCCGTCCTCCGCGATTAATAGATTGGACACGACGTCGACTGCTCGTGCAACAACTAGGTAGGCTTCCTCAATTCCTGAAATGGTTGGAAGTGGAGCCGACCCAAATAGCGGGAGCTGCGCAGTAATACCTGAGTAAGTAGCCACCCATAGTTGAGTAAGTTCATTTCTGCCCAGGCACTTTATATCCGTTTCTGAGAAGTATCCTATATCGTTGAGCTGATTTTGGAAGTTGGTAATAGCTGTTTTAAACTCTTTTGGAGCAAGGTAGTTGCCTGTTGTGACAAATCTGGCAGTCAATCTAGGTTTGCCATTACGGATTTTTGGAACGTTACGTATGCATACATCAAATACAGTTCTAGCGTTTTTCTGTATTGCGTCCTTACCTAAATATGGGTCTTCGCTCAAAAAACGGAGAATTGATTCTTTGAATTTAAGGAAGTCGCCTAGATCAAAGCCGTCACTGGTTTTAGCTTGGATGAATACGATCTCCAGATCATGATTCTTTCTATCAGTTTTGAATGCAGAAGTCGCATCTTCGTCTGATATTATTATCTCTTCGTCGAGGATGATTGCAATTCCATCGACGCCATCATCACCATTGCCGGTTGTGACGTCATCCAAATCGAAGCCCGATGCGCATCGAGAGTAAAGTGTAGCGTAGTTGCAGAAGTACTCAAACTGTTGATCTTGTGGTGAAGATTCTAACCCGAAACCTTTTACGAAATTAGCCAGGTGAGAGCTTATGATCCGGTGCATTGGTCTTCCTTGAACTGTACTGAATGATTGATCACAGATCTTGATCCTGTGATGAGGATATCAAAATGCCATTCTGCTTTCCTGTCAAGTTTTGTCTTAAGTCCTCCGCCGTAAGCTTACTAGTGGAAAGGCCCTCGTTGTGATGGACGTGCTGATCTCATGGCTAAAGACCGTGCGAGAAGGCTTACAGCTGTCTAGGAGCTTTGTTGTAGATGATAGATCAGCGCATCGCGAATGAGGGACTCGTCCTCTGATCCCAATCCGATTAATCTACGGGTCGTACATTTCCCAATCGATCGAGCTAGAGTTGGGCCTTGCAAACCAAACTGATGCGCCCGCGCAATCCTCCCCACCCGCCCCACAAACCCCACCGCCACCCCCGCAGCACTCACTTCCGTCCGCATCCACCGCGCCGTCCGCAGCTTCACAAACATCTGCGATCTGATCCGCCCTCGCTTCCCTCTCATCCCCCCACGCGCCCGCTTGCGCGGCGCATACGCCGTCCCATCCGGCGCCTTCTGCGCCGCAATCCGCCGCTGCTGATTCCGCCGCAGATCCCGCGCCACCTGCCCCAGCAACTTCCGCCGCTCCCCCGGCTCAAGCTTCGCCAACAACGCCCCGGCCCACTCCTCGAGCACCTCCAGCTCATCGCTCATATCCCACCCCACGTCGCCAGCAGCTCACCCTTCAAATACAGCTCCAGCGACCGCAACGTAAACGGATCCAGGTCCACCACCGGCTCGGCCGGGTGGTCCACCGACAGCGACCCATCCTCCAAGGTCTTCACCACCACGCGCTCGGTCAGCGGCAGTTTGATCGACAGGTCGACCTTGCTGTTGTCTAGCACATCCGCCTCGAAGCCGATCGCCTCCTTGCCGCGCACCAGGTTCTCCATCAGTTCGCGCTGGTTGACCTGGACCCAGGCGAACAGCGGGATGGCCACCGCATCCGGATGGCCGGCGTAGTCGGTGAGGATGATGTTCAAGGTGTAGCTGTATTCGAACGACAGCCCGTGGGCCACGGTGCTGCGCAGGGTGCCGTTGTCGATGAAGATCATCAGCCGGTCGGGGTTGTGTTTGAGTTCGGGGATCAATCGCAAAAGATGTTCGCGCAGCGAGCCGGGCTTGTTCATGGGGTAGCGGCCTGTTGATGACGAAAGATCATGTCGACCTGGGCGGCGCAGTCGGCCCAGGCGGCTTCGAGGCTGTCCTGGTCGCCCAGCAGCTCGCCGTTATCGCGCGGCGCTGTCGCCGGCAGGGTGCAGGGGGTCACGGCCGGACAGCCACTGACGATAAGCGTCGGCGCCGGTGAGGTCGGGGCGCTGGCGCCGGGCATTCAGACCAAAGCCATCCGCCAGATCATTAAACGCTATTGGGTGACCTACGTCGGCATCGACGTCACCGTCACCGCATGGGCTCCGGCGTGGCGCAGCTGGTGCGCCAGTTCTTCTCCAACCTGACCACCTTCAGCTACTCGCCCGAAGTGAAAACCCGCCTGGTGCTCAAGGCCTACGACGTCATCCACAAAGGCTGGCTGGAGTTCGACGCCGGCTGGATCGACATGGCCCAGTCGCTCATGGCCATCTGCAAGACCGTCACCGCCAGCGGCTGCCAGTTCACCTACACCGCCGGCCGCACCGACGAGACCGGCCACGCCGACCTGGCCTGGGCGCTTTTCCATGCACTGCAGAACGAACCGCTGGAGGGGCAGGCCGCCACCAGCACCAGGTTCATGGAGATGTGCTGA